GGGTTCCACCTCAGCAATTACAGAATAGAGTGGTACTTAAAAATGGTGTTAAACACCCTGGTAATGAACACATGGGAGCATTTGGTTGTGACTCGTATGATATATCAGGGACCGTAGATGGAGAAGGGTCAAAAGGAGCATTACATGGCTTAACCAGGTTTAGTATGGAGGACGCTCCTGCGAACAGCTTCTTTTTAGAATACTTATCAAGACCACCTACGGCAGAGATATTCTTTGAAGATGTTCTAATGGCTTTAGTATTTTACGGGATGCCTATACTCGCAGAGAACAATAAACCTCGCCTCTTGTATTATCTGAGGCGTAGAGGATATAGAGGGTTTAGTATGAATAGACCTGATAAGATATGGAACAAGCTATCTGTAGCAGAAAAAGAAGTAGGTGGAATACCAAACTCTAGCGAAGATATAAAACAAGCCCATGCTGCTGCTATTGAAATGTATATTCAAGATCACGTTGGTATAAGGCAAGATGGAACATTTGGAGATTTATACTTTAATGCTTTATTAAATGATTGGAGTAGATTCGACATAAACAAAAGAACAAAGTTTGATGCGTCAATAAGTTCTGGACTAGCTATAATGGCTAATAACAGGCATTTATATGCACCAAATGCAAAGGTTGAAAAACCTAAACTAAACATAAACGTTTCTAAGTATAGTAATACTGGAAATAATTCACAAATAATCAAATAATAAATATGGCAGAGTCTGGCATGAAAAGTTATTTCCCAAGTCAAACAGTAAGTGATGCTGAGAAGCTAAGTTACGATTATGGTTTAAAAGTAGGTAAAGCTATAGAGCAAGAGTGGTTTAATAATGATAAAGGTTCCAATAGATATAGATCAAATCATAATGATTTTCATAATTTAAGATTGTATGCTAGAGGCGAGCAATCTATACAAAAATATAAGGATGAGTTATCTATAAACGGTGATTTGTCCTATCTTAATTTAGACTGGAAACCAATTCCAATTATTTCTAAATTTGTAGATATTGTTGTGAATGGTATATCTGAAAGAACTTACGATATAAAAGCATTTGCACAAGATAAAACTAGTTTAAAAGAACGTACTGAATATGCTGAAAATTTAATATCAGATATTGAAATGAAAGACGTTAATACTTTTGCGGCTCAGTTTGGTATGGATATAACTAAAGGCGATAAACAAGATATTGAAACGCCTGAAGAAGTAAAACTTTACATGCAGTTAATGTACAAGCAGGCGATAGAAATTGCTGAAGAACAAGCTTTAAGCGTTCTTTTTGAAGGCAATAAATATGAGTTAACTAAAAAAAGATTTTATTACGATCTTACAGTTCTTGGTATTGGAGCTGTTAAAACATCTTTTAATACTTCAGAAGGTGTTGTAATAGATTATGTAGATCCAGCAAACTTAGTTTATTCTTATAGTGATTCTCCTTACTTTGAAGACATATACTATGTTGGTGAAGCAAAAACTATTCCAGTTAACGAGTTAGCAAAACAATTTCCTCATTTATCAGAAAGTGATCTTGAAGATATAATGAAAAACAAATCCAACAATAGATCTAACTATAACTCAACACACACCTACGATAAAGAAGATAATAACACTATTCAAGTTTTGTATTTTAATTATAAAACATATATGAATGAAGTGTATAAAGTAAAAGAAACCGGTAGTGGAGCTGATAAAATTATACCTAAAGATGATTCATTTAATCCACCTGACGATATGGAGGGTGGTTACGGTAAAATGTTAAGGTCTATAGAGTGCTTATATGAAGGTGCTTTAATTCTTGGAACTGATAGACTTCTTAAATGGGAAATGTCTAAAAATATGATGCGTCCAAAAAGTGATTTTACTAAAGTTAAAATGAACTATGCTATTGTTGCGCCTAGAATGTATAATGGTAAAATTGATTCATTAGTGAAGCGTATAACTGGTTTTGCTGACATGATACAGTTAACACACCTTAAACTACAACAGGTGTTATCACGCATGGTTCCAGATGGTGTTTATTTAGATGCCGATGGCTTAGCTGAGGTTGATTTAGGTAATGGAACTAATTATAATCCACAGGAAGCTTTAAACATGTTTTTTCAAACTGGTTCCGTAATAGGAAGAAGCTTTACGTCAGAAGGTGATATGAACCCAGGTAAAGTACCTATTCAAGAAATTACATCTGGATCTGGTGGAAATAAAATGCAAGCTCTTATAGGTAATTACAATTACTACTTGCAAATGATAAGAGATGTGACCGGACTTAATGAAGCAAGAGATGGTAGTATGCCAGATAAAAATGCCTTGGTAGGTGTTCAAAAGTTAGCTGCCGCAAACTCTAATGTTGCAACAAGACACATACTACAAGCAGGATTGTATTTAACAGCTGAAACAGCAGAATGTTTATCTTTAAGAATATCTGATATTTTAGAATATTCTCCTTCAAAAGACGCGTTTATACAAGCTATAGGCGTACACAATGTTGCTACTTTAGAAGAGATATCAAGTTTACACTTATATGATTTTGGTATATTTATAGAATTACTACCTGACGAAGAAGAAAAAGCTAAACTTGAAAACAATATTCAAATGGCTTTACAGCAAAAAAGTATAGAACTAGAAGACGCTATTGACCTTAGAGAAGTTAGAAATATAAAACTAGCCAATCAATTGTTAAAAATAAGAAGAGGTAAAAAACAAGAAATTGATAGGCAATTACAATTAGAAAATATTCAAGCGCAAACAGAGTCAAATACAAAAGCTGCTCAAGCTGCTGCTCAAACTGAAATACAAAAAACCCAAGCTTTAAATGCGAGTAAAAATGAACTAGAGCAAGTAAAAGCTCAAATAGATTTACAAAAAATGAAGCAAGAAGTCGCGCTTAAAAAAGAACTCATGGAATTAGAGTTTAAATATAACATGGAATTAAAAGGTATTGAAGTAGATGGAGTAAAAAATAGAGAAAAACAAAAAGAAGATCGTAAAGACGAAAGAACAAAAATCCAAGCATCTCAACAAAGCGAGATGATTGAGCAAAGAAATAGTGGTAAACCACCTAAAAACTTTGAGTCCGCAGGTAATGATATATTAGGTGGAGGATTTGATTTAGGTTCGTTTGACCCTAGTTAGAATTATTAATTATTATTATATTATATTATGGAAGAAAAATTAAAAGAAGTAGTTGAAGAAACTACACAAGAAAACCAACAAGATCCAGGTGATGAAAACGTGGCTCAAGTTGACGAAAGTAAATTTGAATCTGCTGGAGATAACGATGTTATTAAAATAGATTTAAGTAAACCACCAAAACCAGTAGAAGAAAATGAAACTAAAGAAGATAACGCTGACAACAGCGGAGTGGTTGCAAGCACTGAAGATGCCGACACCCCACAAGAACAAGAAGAAGTACAACCGGAAACACAAACACAAGAAACTCCAGTATTAGAAGAAATAACTGAAGAAGAAGTTGAAGAGGTTGAAGAGCAAGTTGAAGAAGCTATAGCAGAAGCAGAAGCTACAGGAGAGCCATTGCCAGAAAATATTCAAAAGTTAATGGACTTTATGGAAGAAACTGGTGGTGATTTAAACGACTATGTTAAGCTTAATCAAGATTATAGTAAATTAGATAATCAAGATTTACTATATGAATACTATAAGCAAACAAAACCTCATTTAAACAACGAAGAAATTAACTTCCTTATGGAAGATCAATTCTCTTTCAACGAAGAAGAAGACGAAGATAGAGATATAAGAAGAAAAAAACTAGCGCTTAAAGAGCAAGTTGCCAGCGCTAAAAGCCACCTAGACGGGCAAAAGTCTAAATACTATGACGAAATCAAAGCTGGAAGCAAACTTACAGGTGAGCAACAAAAAGCTGTAGATTTCTTTAATAGATATAACAAGGAGTCAGAAGCAACTCAAAAAACAGTTAAAACAAACTCTGACATTTTTACACAGAAAACTGAAAACGTTTTCAACGACAAATTCAAAGGTTTTGAATATAACGTCGGTGATAAAAAATACAGGTTTAATGTAAACAATGCTGAAGAGGTTAAAAACACCCAGAGCGATATAAGTAATTTTACCAAAAAGTTTTTGGATAATAATTCTGCTTTAAAAGATGCTAAGGGTTATCATAAATCTCTATATACAGCAATGAATGCTGATGCTGTTGCAAAACACTTTTACGACCAAGGTAAAGCCGATGCTATGAAAAATAGTATTGCTAAAGCTAAAAATGTAGATATGAATCCAAGACAAAGTCATGGAAAAATAGAAGCAGGTGGTATGAAGTTTAAAGTGCTAGGCGAAGATGCTAATGATTTTAAGTTTAAAATTAAAAACAAAAATAAATAAAAAATTTAAAAAAATAAATTATGGCAATTACAGGAGGAAGTTTGTTGAACAAGGTGCCTTCACCACAACAACAA